CGAGCCAAGAGGCTTCCCAATCATATGCCACTCGGAAGATGGGCCAATAGCATGTAAGTCATAATGGGAATATGCGTCTGCGTTTGTCAATACAGTTACACCTCCAGACGGGGAAAGACCGGCTGCTAGCGCGATCGAACCCTTACTATCGGTTGCACTCATGAGTGACACAATACGCACGCCATATGTGACAATGCGGCCAGACCCTCCGTAGGTGGATACGAGACTGTTCGATGATGTGGTGTCGTAGAACGTGTTCCACAACGTTGGAGTTACTGCTTGGTTACGCAGTAGTACGTTATTGACCTTCGGTGCGATACACGCATAGCAACTCCCGTCCACACGTGAATCGAGAGTGGCATCGAACCGAACCTGCTCCGTAAAGCTGGTGCCGGCACCGATATCCGGTACTTTAGCGTGTTTCGCTTGGTCGCAAAACGGGTTTGTGAGACCGCAGAGATCATCGTGATGACCTTGCGGAATTCCTCGGATTGGAGCCCCGGAGGCGGCTCTTCGCAGCTTGGCGGGCTGCGGTTGTTTGGGCGACAATTTAGTGTTGCGTGGCATTTTGCCCACCGCGCTCAATGAGAGACTGGAACGGGATCCAATCACTGTCCCACTCCACGCCCCACTCGACGACGTCCCCTTCCGAGTACTCCCATGAATTGAAGTAATCTTCGAGTTCCATCTGTCTGTGGACGGAGCAACCAAAAGCGGTACTAAATTGCTCACGAGCCTGCAGGGTGATTGGTCCTGGCTGGCTACGCAAGCTTTCCCTCTTCCAGCGGGCACGAAGCCCATCGCTCAAGTATTTCTCGTCGAACGCAACATCACTGGTGTTACGCAGCAATGCGCAGGCGAATGCTTGCAGCACTGGTACAGAGTAATTGAGACTCAACTCGCAAGTCCCAATGGCTTTAATTACTCTGCGTCTATAGTTTGGATCGTTCCAATGACGAATCCCGGTGAGTGCCTTGCTAACTACATCTCTGTAGTCTCGCACAAACGTCCAGTTGCCATGAGTGATCTCAATGGGCTTTGACCGGCAAAACACTACCTCCTCCATGCGACGGGCCACTCCGTCTACCTTCATCTCCATACCAAAGTGCAAGAACTCACTCTGAATGGTGGCCGCAACCAACGGATAATCGACGCCTTCCACTATGAGGAGGCAGTCGTCACCGTCATCTAAGATATCGAACTTGTTGAGAGCGATGTACAATAGGTAAGTCACAAGCATCAATATCATGAGGACACAATTACCAAGTGCGGTATTCATATCTCCACTCATTCGACGCCCGTCCGCTATGTACTTCATTCCCAATTTAGTAAAGCATTTGTTAACCAACTGCAAGCTCAACAACCAGGCAAACCTACGCGCTGAGTTGAAATAACTATACAGTTTATGCTCTACCCTCAACAAGTCCTTAGATACATGCTTGTCGAAACGGCTGGCATCAAGCGAGATCACTACGGGGTCATCAAAATGCAAAAGCTTTTGCTGCAATAGCATTGCTCTATCACGCTGATTCAAACCCTTGGCTACGTTACGGGTTGGCGGAACTCCGCTGCTACCGAACTTGGTTCGATAGAGCTGATGCTCCCCGGGCTGCAAATAACTCGCCAGCTCGACGCAGTATTTACTACCACGGAACTGTATAGCTCTCGGATCGGGG